GGGGCCAGTGGTCAAGCGGTTCTCGTCGGTGAACGCCGCCCGAAGCGCCGCCGCGCAGACGGCGCGGTTACTTTGGGGTCGGCGTCGGCGCGATCGGGTGTGACACGCTCAGGCTCGGATCGACGCAGACATAGCGCCAGCCATAGCCGGGGATGCCGGCAACTATCCAGAATTTCTGGCTCGGCAGCCCCTGATCGGGCGAACCCGGCGGACGCGGCAGCGTGTTATCGGGATGTCCTGGCTCTCCCGGAAGCCCCTGGTCGGGATGCCCGGGCGCTCCGGGCAGCCCCTGATCTGGATAAGCTGGCGGGCGCGGGAGTCCCTGATCGGGATGCCCTGGTGACGGCCAGATCGTACCGGGCGGGACCGAGCTGCCTGGCGGAATAGGCACAATCGGGTGCGAGATGGTTGGCGGCGGCCAGACGCCCGGAGGCGGAATGGGCAGACCCTGATCCGGATAGGGCGGTAGTCCCTGATCGGGATGTTCGCCGCCTACCCCATAATCGGGATCGACCGGACCACCGCCGGTTTGCCTGACCCGGATCGGCGAAGCGCTTACTGCTACATATGCCATGTGTCGTTTCCTTTCGTGGTTGATATTTACGCCGGTTCGCAGATAAGGACGAGTTCGGCAACCTTCGTCCTCGCGTCCTCGTGCATATCGAACGTCATCTCCAGCGGCTGGCCGGGCTGTAGGGATTGCCCCGAGCCCATGTTGGAGCGCAGCAGGACGGGGATCGGCAGAGCGTTGGTGTAGGTCAGTTTCACGATCATTTCGCCACCGCTTCCAGTAACTGTTTCACAACATTGCACGGCTCCAGCACGGCGAGCAACTTTCCATTAGCGAGCCACATCACGCAAAGCGCCTTGCCGACAACTAACTTATTTTGTTTCCCAACCGCCTCCGCCGTCGCGTGCAAACTAACAACATGAGGCGGGCTGACCAGCACCTCGCCGCCATCAACCCGGTGCAGGACTATCAGTTGCAGCGCTGCCGCCAGGACCCGGCCCACTTACTTGTGCACCTGCTGCTCCATGCACCGGTCCAGCATTTTGCCCACGATATCGGTGCGCTTTTCCATCTGGTTAGTCAGGAACCACAACGTCCCGCCGAGAAAGGCCGCATTCAGTACGCACAGCATTAAGAATGCCGGCGGCAGTGCGCTAATTAATATCCGAGTGACATCCGCAACGGCGGCAGTGACGCCAGGGGAGGCTTGATTCTCGCTCACCGCAGCGTGGGAAGGAAGATGTAGAGCCCGAGCAGCAATACTGCGACGAAGGCGAAAAACACGTTCGATGATGCGAATGGCGCCATCGGCGGCAGCGGTAGGATCGTCAATAACCAGAGGAACATGACCACGACGAACAGGATTTCTAAAATCATGGGAATGGTTCCTACTGCACCCGGAAGGCGACCAGCGGCATCGATAGGTTGCTCTGCGCCGGGCTGGTCAGGTTTGTCGGCAGCGCCCCGGCGGCGAACGTCCAATTGGCGATCCACCCCTGGAACCCCTGGAAACTCGAAATCAAAGCGGTAACGCCGAGCAGGTGCTGCACCGAAACATCGGTGGCGGCCGACGAGATAATCGACGGCGTGCTGGAAAAGGCCGCTGCCAGAAAGTACCAGCCGGCGGTGACGGACTGGGTGAATCCGGTGATTGTCTGCGCCGTGCTGCCGGCCGTGCTGACTGTGCCAAAATCCCTGACCAGGGAGCCAACCGCGCCGTTGGAATTGGCGTATAAGCCTAGCTCGCCCGATGAGCCCGATGCCAGCGTGCCGACATAAATCTGCACGGCGTCGATGGTCAGCGCCGAGGCGATAAAGATCGGCGTCGCGTATATGCGGTTGGCGGTGACCGCGGCATTGGTGCCGACCGCCGACAATGTTTTTGTGTAGTAGACCCCGGAGCGATAGCCGGGATGCGGCGTCGCGCCGCCGCTGCTGCCGCTACTGGCAGCCGTCACGCGCCCCTTTGCGTCGACCGTGATGTTGGCGTTGGTATAGGCGCCCGGCGCCACTGCGGTGGCGGCGAGGGTGAGCGCCTGGCTGCCGCTGCCCGGCCCGGCCGTCGCATCGCCGGTTAGCTGGTTGATGCCGGCGCCGCCGGCAGCCACCGCAGCCTGCACGAATGCCGTGTTGGCGATCTGCGTCGTGTTTGTCGCGGGCGCCGCGGTCGGCGCCGCGGGCGTGCCGCTGAATGTCGGGCTGGCCAGCGCCGCCACGCCCGCCCAGGTGGCATTCAGCCGGCCATAGGCCGTCCCGTCGCTCGGTGCGTCGCTGATGCCGCCGCTGGCGCCCGTTACCCAACTGGGATCACCAGCGGTGCCGCCGGTCTGCAATAGCTGCCCTGACGTGCCGGGCGACAACACCGACCAGCCGCCGGCGCCGCGGTAGATGATCATGCCTCGGCTTGAGCCGAGCATGGCGTCGAACACCGCGCTGATCGTGTTGCCGATCGGGGCCGCCGTGCCGCCGCTGACGTTGGAGACGATCCGCAGGCTCGCCACGCTGGCCCCGGTCGGCGCGTTCTGCCAGCTAGGATTTGCCGCCGCCCCGGCCGTCGTCAAAAGCTGGCCGCTGGTACCGGGCGTCAGCACCACCCACGCGCTGGCATTACGATAGAGGATGCTCCCCTGCGTTGCCCCGAACACGGTATCGAATAGCAGAGATGGCGTCGCGCCACCGGGCGCCGCGCTGCCGCCGCTGATGTTCGCCAGCACCGAATTGTTGGCAATCGCGGCGAGCGCCAGGGTGCCGCTGCCAGTGATCGGCCCGCCCGTCAGGCCGCTGCCGCTGGCGACGCTGGTCACCGTGCCCGCGCCGGCCGGGCTATCCCACACGAGGTCAGCGCCGCTGCCGAGTGCCTTCAGGTATTGGCCGGTCAAGCCGGGAGCGAGCGACACCCAGCCGCCAACAGTGCGCGTGATGATCGTGCCGCGCGCCGTGCCGAGCAAATGGTCGAGATAAGCGGTCAGCGTGGTCGGCGTCGGGGCCGTGCTGGCGCCGCTGATGTTCGCCAAAAAGCTGTTGTCGGCAATCGCCGCGAGCGCAACCGTGCCGGTGGCGACGATCGCCGAGCCGCCGGTTGTGATCCCGGTGCCGGCGCCGACGCTGGTGACGCCGGAAGCCCCGACCTCCCAACTCGGGTCCGCGCCCGTGCCGGCGGTGCGCAGGAATAGGCCGGCGGTGCCCGGCGCCAGCGCATCCCACCCGGCTGCCGCGCGATACAGGAGCGTGCCGCGCGCCGATGTCAGCAGCGCGTAATCGAGAAAATCGCTGAGCGTGTTGGCTAATGCCGGGCCGGTCAGCCCGGAGATGTTGGCCATCATCGTGCGGTCGGCAACCATCATCCCGGCCGGCAGCGCGTCGACATAGGCTTTCGTCGCGGCATCGCCGGGCTGGATCGGGGCGGGTAATCCCCCGATCTGCCCGCCGCTGATCAGCACGTCGTTGCTTTCCTGATACGCCATCCCGCCGAGATGCGTGGCGCGCCACAGCGCTGCTGTCTCGTCCCAGATTAAGGCGTCGCCGCCCTCGACGTCGTCGGCATCAACGTCCGTCAGCGCCGACAGGCTTGCATCGGCCGACCCGAACAACTGCTGGAGCGCGGGCTCGCCATCGACTGCGATGTCTGGGTCGAAGGTAGCGCCGCTGATGTGATCCAGCACCGCCATAAAGATGCCGGTGTTGAGCACGCTGAAGACATCCAGCTCAGCGTATGCGGCGCCCGGCACCCACTCGCCGCGCCAGCGGAACGTCAGCACCGGCAGCGTAAACGGACCCATGGTCGAGCCATCGGTCAGCGTGATCGTCATCTGCGTACCGCTGACGCTGATCGACGAGATGCCGACCGGCTGCGCGGGGTTGCTTTGCAGGTCTACAATCGCCTGGGCCAGTTCCCAGAAATTATTGTCGACCTCCGTCGGTTGAAGGTTTGCGCCCTTGCCAGATCCCCACGGTCCCGGCAGGCGAAAGGTCAGATCCATTTAATTAACTGCCGCAATCATATTCGACCGAGATCCAAATCCCGTCGCCGGGATGATCGCCTGGAAAGCCAAAATGCGGTGGCCCATCGGCGCGCATGGACGGAATAAACGGCATAGAAGGAATCGCCGCCACTTGTGCCGCGCTTCGCGATGAGTCGTCGGCCGCATAACCAGCGACAACCGTACATGCCATATCGTATTTCCCGATTTGGATTTCCGGCCCGTTAAACGCCACGCTCCCGGTGCCAATAACCTGATCGCTTACCGTTGGCGGACTAAACGGCGGGCGCTCGTCTATTGGCAGTGGATTACCGTTGGCATCGTTATATGGCGGGATAGGCGCTCTGCCGGGGAGTATCCAAAGCCCCGCCACGAGGGGCAGGACGCCCTCGTGTGTGGGCGGTAACACCCCTTGCCACTTGATGCGTATCGTCAGGCCGCGCGCGTTGAGGCCGGGAACAAAAAACAGATAAGGATTTTCAACGGGTGTCACGGCCACAGCGGGGTTCCAGTGAACGCCGCCATGCTCGACCAACATATTTGCCTCCCCGACAGATGGCTGCGGCGGAAAGCCGTCGCCGCCGGGGAACCACCCGCCGAAGGGGAACCACCCGCTGCCGCACTGGATGCCAACGTCGTCGGGCGGTGGTAATGGAGGCCCGTCGTCAGCCCAATGCACCGCAACGATGCGCGACCACGGGTCTTCGACAAAGACCATTCTACTGTTGGTTCTTCATGTTCCAAGTATCCGGCCCGGTCGATTTCGTTATATTGCTGTTTGTTGGCGCGGCAATATTCGGTTTGTATGGGTCCAATCTCGGATCGAGCCCGCTCGCCGCGTACTGACGGTCGGCAAGCTCTTGCGGCGTTATCTCGGTTTCGTCCCTCTTAAGTTTAACCTTTCGCGCCCGCGCGACATCCACATAGTTCTCCGGTTTTCCCGGCTGCTCGATTCGGATGATGTCGCTCTCGCGATCTTGCTCGTCGTGCACAACATCCTTCTTCCGTTCCTGCGTATTAAAGTCTAACCCGGTAAACCGCAGGCTCGGCATCGTGCCCTTGCCGCCCCAGGTCAAATACGCGCGTTCCCGAGTGCCCTTCGGCGTCGCCGGGATAACCGTGTTGCCGAAGGTGTCTGGGCTTTGGTAGGGCCGGACGATGTATTCAAAGCCGTGCGGCATTGCTTACTCCGCGGCCAGGTCGATGGTCTTCGGCAATGACAACTGCGTCAGCGCCGGAAAGAAGTTGGTGTGGAACTCCGAGCCCTGAACCGGCCGCAAGTCCAGTGCAACGGTGGTGGTCATCTCGCGCGCCTTGGTTAGCGGGTCGCCACCGCTTGTCGTCGAAAAAGCGCCCTGGTATTTGGCCAGCTCTTCAAGCTGGGTATCCAGCGCGTTCTCGACGGTGACGTAGTTAACCGCCTCGTCGGCGGTGAAGTGGCTGAGGTTGATTCCGTCGTCTGCCACGACGAAGGCGTCGAGCGTTTCGTAAGCAAGCTCGTCCTCGATCAGCGGGTACTGCGCCCCGGCCATAACCTGCCAGCCGTTCTCGACGTAGGGATCGTCGACATAGGTATTTTCCCCTATGGCGGCGACGCTGGGCGTGCCGTTGCCGATGGTACAGCCGATCACGAACTCGCCGAGCATCACCCCATCGGCGCAGCGCAGCGTGTAGCTCTTGACCTTGCCGGTGGCGCTGCCGCCCGGTAGCCGGCTGTCGAGCAGCGTGATGCTGTGGCGCAATCCAATGTCGAGCGCGGTGCGCCAATCGACGGCCAGCGTAACCTCGACCGAGCGCGCCCTCGCCCGCATCTTCGCCCGCGCGGCCAACAGCAGATATTCAAAACTGGCCGTGCCGCGCTCGGTTTGGAAATAGCTCTTGTACGCAAGATCGCCGATCGGCACGCCGCCGCCGGGATCGACGCCCTGCGCGACGAAATCGGAGGTAAGCTCGATGGTTTCCCGGTCGCTGTCGGCGGTGTCGGAAAGCACCCGCTGCACATCCGCCGTCAGGACCGCGCTAACCGTTTCGGTGCGCGGCCGGTCGGCGCGATACTCGACACGCATGCGGATGTTGTAGGTCTGAAGCGGGAAGCTCAACACCACGCGCCTAAGCCCCTGGCTCAAGACAATCTCCGAGTCGGATGGTGGAGTTGAATCGGGCGGGTTCGCAATCTGGTCGGCCGAGAAAACGACGTTGTAGTTCAATGGCGTGAGCCAGCCTCCCTTGTTGTTGACCGACGCCTCCTCGATAAAACACAGCGGCTTGCCGGAACTATCGGTAAGCTGACTGAGCGACCAGCCGCCGCCGATATTGGTGCCCGGCTTGGGCCAACTGTTCTCCAGGCCGTCGCCGTACAGCGCCTGAATCATGCCGCTGCCGCCGATGCGCAGCCACCGCGGATAGGCTTGCAGACCGAGCGGCAACGTGCCGTAGGGCGCCGCCCCGAGTGCATCAAAGGCGCGCACAATGTTGGGCGTCACGTCAATGATGCCCTGCCCCTGCTGCGACCACGACACCGTGCCCTTGACGGCGGTGGCCACCAGCGGAGGCTCGCCATAGGCCAACGAGAAATTCTCGTAGAGCGCCCGGTCCTCGGCGATCGTGATCGTGCCGTCCTCGCCCTCGATGATGTCGCTGATCGAGAGCGCCAGCGTGGTGCGGTCGATGTGCCAGAGCGCCGAGTAGGTTTCGAGCACCGTGTCGGCGCTGATGTTGGTGGCGAGCCACACCGGGTCCCAATACGGCAGCACCTGTAGCGAGGCTGCCAGCGCCGCCTTCTGCGCGTTGTAATCGTCGGGCCGCGCCAGGAACTGAAGCTCGACCAACTCGCCGGCTGCGAGGCGTGGGATGCCGACCAGCCGGCCATTGAACAGCGGCACCAGATCGGGCGTGCCATCCGGCCACGCCTGATCCCAGGAGAGCCAGCACCAGAGATTGCGGCCGGCGGCGAGCAGCCCGACGCCGGGATTGCGCAAGCCGACCGTCAGCGTGGCAAAGTCGCCCTCGGACTGCGCGATCTCGACCGAGATCACATCCTCGTCGAACCGCGCGTGCAGCGCCGGGTCGAACGGCGCGTTCGGTGTGCGCGGCCCGGTGATCGTCAGGAGCGCCCCGAGCTCGGCCGAGCTCGCTGGCTGGTCGATGGTGATCGCCGTGGCGCCGCTGGCGGGCGCGACGAAGGTGCAGCCGACCGGGATGCCGTTGCCGCTGACGTTGTACGATAGGCCCGCTGTAAGGCCCGCCAGCGCGGCGGAAGGGATGCCGGTGATGGAATACCAGTCGCCGCTCGGCATGCCGCTGAGCGCGGCTGGGAAGTCGCCGCTGACTGTGGCCGTGACCGGCCGGGATTCCACGACGTAGTTGTTAACGTCTTCATCCAGCTTGACGGCGACCAGCGCCCACATCAGCCCGCTCGTCCCGTCCCAGGTCAGGAAGGCGGTCGACACCGGGCGGTCGCCCGCATCGCCGATGGCGGTGCCCGAGATGCTGTAGATGACACCGCCGGGCAACTCGGCGCCGTCGATGAACACCGCGTCGCTGCCCGCGTCGAAGCTGGCGAGCACGGTGCCGACCGGCACGGCCTTGGTGGCGACGAACGTGGCGCTGTGGGCATCCGCGCCGGCCGGCAGAATGTTAATCGCGCCCGGCGCGCTGATCGTGGCGTCGGGTATCGCGACGGTGCCGGCGGCGAGCCCCGGCCCGGCGAGCGTGTAATACTCGTTGTCGGTGAGCTTGCCCGGCGCCGCCAGCCGCATGATCTGCGAACTGCCGACGGTAACATCCACGTCGCCGACGAGGCCGACCGTCTCTAAGACGCCGCCGTGCGTGTTGCCGGTCGTGACGACGGTGATCTGTTCTTCGATGATGCCGCCAGACCACGCAAAATTAAATGGCCCCGCCATTTAAGCCAGGTTCCATTCGGCCATCATCTTGCGGCCCTTGGCGTTATTGCATGGTGAACACAGTAGTTGAATGTTATCAGGCCAATGTGTACCGCCTCGACTTATCGGCACAATGTGATCTACCGTCCAATTGATACAAAGATCAGCGCCGCATAGACAGCGCCCACCCTGCATATCAAATTTGGCAATTAGATCGTCGCCGCGAAACGGCCCGGTACATCCTTTTGCTTTTTGAGGCGATGCCAAGCGCGCACATTGAAAGGATTACGTAGTTCATAATCCCTCACCCGACCCTTCCACGCTTCCTTGTTCGCCGCATAGTGCGCTCGACTGCGGGCGTTGTACTTCTCTGGATCCGCAACACGATCCCGCCTCATGTACTCGCGGGATCTAACCCGCCTTACATCGCGGTAAATATCAGCGTCGCGCGCCCGCATGCAATCGACGCAATCACGGTTTGATACCATGCGCTCGCAGAAATGACCTTTTGGACAAGCGCTGCCGATAAAATATCTCTTCAATCCCGCGGCTTTAGCGTCAGACCATGAGATAGTATCGGGCACCTAGATTTCCTCCAGGGTCAGCGACCAAGTGACGGCGGCGGCCCACTCGTCCCGCTCGACCTCGTGCTCAACCACAAGCATGTCGAAGTGCGGGCGGTAATAAGTGTAATCCCCATCGACCCGGCTGCTGCCGGATACCGGACTCCGCGACGGGCTGCCGCCGGCCGTGAGATACGCAAGCTCGACGTGCGCATCGACCGCGACCTGCATGCCGACCCAAAGCCCATCGAGCGCGGGCGGTGCCTGATCGTCGCCGCTGACCTCCAACCGATATTTCCGCATCTGCGGCGCGGCGATCGAGATCAGGGTGCCGTTGACCGTGCGGGCGAGCTTGTCGTCGCCCTGCGCCATGTCGATCGGCGCCAGCGTGCCGCTGAGGCCGCGCGCGGAGAACGGGTTGATGCCCGGTGCTGGCGCGGCGATGTCGAAACGGATGTCGAGCGCGGTGGCGACGTAGCCCAGCATCAGTGCCCGCCGTACCAACTCGGCTTGGTGCCGGCTGAACGCATGCGCTGCCGGTGCGCCTCGGTGACGAGCGCATCCACGACGCCTGTTTGACCGGATAGCGCGAAGCTGTGACCGCCCAGGTGCAGATGTACCGGCCTGCCGCCGGATGTCTCGCCGCCGCCGGCAAATGCCATTGGCGGACCGCCGACGAGACCGCCCATCGCAAAGCCCCGCCGCGAGAACATATCGCGCGGTATCAGGCGGGCGTTGAGCGCCGCGAAGATGCGCGGACCGTAATAATCGACGCTGGCGCGACGCGCGACGTACTCGCCCGGCGTCAGCCATGCCGGCACGGTGTCGCCGATACCGCGGCCGGGCACCTTGCCGCCGGTTGCGAAACCTGCCGGCGCCGTTGCACCGCCGACGAGGCTCGGCATATTCCCGAAGGCAGAGCCGAGGGCTTTCATCTTGTCCCACAGCCAGGATAAGGCGTTCCCGATCTTTTGCACGGCACCGACAACGGCATCGACCAGCGGCCCCCATTGGTCGGTCAGAGTCACGATCGCTGCGCTGATCGCGATCATTCCGGCGACCAACCAGCCGGCGGGCGTCAGCGCGAGAGCGACCGGTCCGGCAATCGCGAGCACTGCGGCGACCGCTGAAAGTGCCGCCGCCAGCGTTGTGAATGCGCCGCTAATTTGCAGGATAGCGACAGCCATGCCGACTTGGCCGCCGGTAAGGTTCGTCCCAAAGATTGCGTTGATGCCGCCCGCGACCTGATCGAGGAACCCCTTTAGCGTTTGGAAAGCGGTCGTAACGCCGGGGATAAGCGTGTTCTGAATGTAGAGCAGCGTGTTGATGATCGCGGCGCCCCACTCGGTATCCTGGCCGGGCTGACCTAGTACGAAGAACCGGATGAGATCCGCTGTCAGTGCCCGGATGTAGGTGGCGGCATTCACAATCCAGGCGGAGATCTGGGCGATATTCTGCCCGACAAAGGCGGTAAGTTGTTCGAGCGCGGGTGTTAGCGCCGCGCCGAGTTGCGCGCCGGCCGCATCGCGCAGCCGTCCGAATAGCAACTCCAGTTTGCCGAGAGCCGCCAGGAACTTGTTTGCGGCGTCGATCGACTGCTGGCTGGTAAACCCACCACCCGCAGCTATCTCGCGCTCGGCCAGCGCCATCTCGGCGCGTAGATTTTTCATATTCGGTAAAACGCGCGCCCACGCTTTGCCGAAAACTTCGGCGGCGAGGGAAGCCTTGATCGCCGCGTTGCTTTCTTTGTCCAACTCGCCCGCGAACCGCTCCAACAGGGCGAGGGGATCCTTGAACCGCGTCACGTCGATATCGAGCGCCTTGAATGGGTCCGAGAAATCGCGCTTCGGCCACGTGTTCTCCAACTTGGCCGCCTCGATCGCCGCCGCGCCCATCGCCTTGGTGGTTCGTTCGAGCGCCTTGTCCATGCTCTCGAAACCGATGTCGCCGGATTTAACCGCCACCTGGCGTAACGTCTCGATCTGCTGTGTTGTCGTTCCCGTAGCCGATGCCAGGTCATCGAGGTCGTCGAGCGAGTGAGCCGAGGTTGTCGCCAGCTTGCCCATCGCAACCGCCGCCGCCCCGACCGCTACGGTGAAGGTGGCGAAGCGGGTCGTCATCGTCCGCAATGCGCCGCCGAGATTGGAGGCGTGCGAGTTCATCTCCGCGAAATAGCGGTTCGCGTCAGCCATCGCCGAGCCGGTGGCGGCGACCTCGGTATTGGTGACGCGCAATGCCCGGTTGAGCCGCGTCACCTCGGCGCGGGCGGACTCGTAGCTCCTCGCGAGGCGATCGACCGGCGCCGTGTCGCCGGTCTGCGCCGCCGTCGCCGCGGCGGCCCGCAACTCGCGCCCGAATTGGGTTACCTGCTGCTGCGCCTGAGCCAGCGCAGAGCGTAGCCGCGTCGTATCGGCGGATATCTGAATGCTTAGATTGTCAGGCGTCGGACCAATCCTTTAACTGCTTGTTCACCTTCTCGATTTTCTCCCGCGCCGCCATCGTTTGTAGTGCTAGCGTCTCGGCCAACTCGTTGCGCTTCCGCGCGTAGCCGAGAATCGCCCATGCCGCCACTTGCCGTGGGGTACAGTCCCACAGTCGCTCGGGCGAATGCCCCCAGGCGGTCAGTTGCTCAAGGGTAATGGCGAGGTCTGATCCAACCCGTCGCCGAGCGGCAGCGGCGCGTCGGGCGCTACCGCTAAAGGGCCGGGATCGGCCTGCGGGAAGGTGAGCCGCAATGCCGCCTGAAACATCTCCATCACATCGGCAGACGGGAATGCGGCAATCTGCGCCTCGTACTTGGTATCGCCAGGATGCCCGAGCGAAGCGGCAACCAGCGCGCCCATCGCCTCGGGCTGTTCCATTATCGAGCCGGTGCCGCCCTCCAGCCTCCGCACGAACGCTGGGTAGCGCTTCGCCACTTCGGCAAGCGCCTTCAGCGACACGCCCGTAAGCTCGACCTCGACCGGCCCCGTACTGGTGTTGACCTTGACCGTTGCCGTGGCCGGCGCCGGTACAAGATCGAGAAAACTGACGGGCATTATGGCATTACCACAGGCTCGCCCAGGAAGGCCAACATCAGGTTTTCGTAAGTGAACTCATCCATGACGATGTTTAGCGAGGCGTTCTTCTCGGTGACCACTTCAAGATCTTTCGCCCGCACGCCGTACCGCGAGGAGAAGTGCGGCAGCGTGGTGATGTCGGGCGTGAACTCGAATGTCGGCACGTTGCCGATGTCTCTCCAGGTGCTTTCGCCCTCCAGCATGATCGAGACAACGCCCTTGCCGATGTAATACTGGCTCGTCAGCGGTGAGACGGCGCCCGTGTCGGGATGCGTGAGGGTGCCGAAAATACCGTTTTCGTCCACCAGTACCTCGCCCGTCAGAGTGAGCGTGCCCCATTCTTCCTGTATCAGCCCGATGGCTTCGGCCGGGCGGAACATGACCTTGGGAAATTCGACGGCGAGCTTCGGCCCGACGGCATTTGCGCCGACAAATTTCACCGAGCCGATTATCTCGGAGGCGGCATAAACGTTGAATGTCCCGGCAGCCATTAACAGCCTCCCTTACTTAGCTAATCCGTCACGCAATGCCTCGCGCAGCACGAGCGCGAGTTCGCGGCGCGCCTTCGGCAATATGATTGCCGCCGGCCCACGCAAAAACCGCTGCGCCTGGATGGTTCCGCGGCGTTGGTAGCCGCGAACCGTGTGGCCGTTGCGGGTATACGGGCGCACCGGGAACGGCCGCCCGGTGCTGCCGTATTCGAGCGCCCCAAATGCCGCGCCGACCCTTTGAGCGCTGCCAGTCGCCAGTATCCTCACCCGGCCGCGCACGAAGTTCTTCACCGGGTTTTCATCGACGTAAGCACGCGTCCGACTGCGCAGGTAGCCGGTGCGTACTGGCTCGCGCGCCTCGACCATCCGCAATAGCTGGTTGGTCAGGATCTCGATCCTGGCGCGGAGCCGCCGCCGCAACGCCTTCGGCAGATTGTCGAGTTGCAGCTTCAGCCGGGTATCGTTGGCGTCGATGCGGACATCGATCATTTCCAGAAAATCCACCCGAGTGTCGTGTCGACGTAGCGGAATTGCTGCGCCGAACCCGGCCCATATGCCTGCGTCGGAGCCTCGGGTATTGCTTCCCCGGCGGCATCCTGTATGACCAGATCGGCGACCGGGAGCGCGAACGATATCTCCACTATCCCGCCAACCGGAACATAGGGTGGCAATCGCACGGTCAATGAATCCAGCGGTCCCGTCGCTACACGCAGCGCGTATTGCTCGGCGAGCAGCACGATAGTCGCGCCGCTCGCCGGATACTCGACCCGAACCGGCAACGCCAAAGGCACCTCCGCATCCGTCAACCGGAAGATATAGGTAAAAACCATCGTGATCTCGCCGCGGTACTCGCGCCCCTCGGCATCCGGCGGCGCCACCGCCATGCCCTCGTAGCGAATACGTCCTGTGGTTCCGACGAGATCGGCCAACGTCGCGTCGCGGAGCACGGCGGCGACGATGCGGCTGCGATAGAGCGAGAGGATCGAGCCGGCATCAGCGCCGCCGCCATCACGATTGCCGCGGATCAGCGGGATGATTGCCGGGGTTAATTCCATCCGCTGGATCTGCTGCGCCTGCGAACGGAGCGGCAGTGGCGGCGCGTCCAGCAGTTGCTCGACGCCATCGAGAATGATGATTGCCGGCCGCGCCAGATTCTGGTCGAGCCGGTTGCGGGCAACCGCGGTAATGCCTGGAACGGCGGCGCATACCGTCACTAGCCGCGCCAGGATATCCTCCCGAACGTCAGCCACGACAGAGTAGATTTAGCCTGACCAACGCACCGCCGTAGGACAGTGGCGCAATCTGTACAATGTTCGCCGGATCGCCATCGATTAAAATGACGTCGTCGCGCTTGGGCAGGTTTGGCGGGCCAAAGGGACCGAGCGAGGTCGGACTAAGCACGACCCGGATATCCTGCACTTCGCCGGCCTGCAAATCCTGCGGCCCGAAATTGCGCACCGCCGCCGGGCATTCTACTTCTTCCGCGACCGTAACGCCGCCGGCTGCATCGACCGCCGTGCGCTGCAGCGTCACGCTCTGCCCGTAGCCGGCAATCGCCGCGTCGAGCCGGGCGATCAGCGTCGGCGGCGTCATACCGACCACAGCTTATAGGGCGCCAACAGGTCGCGGGCGCCCGGCGGCATCGAGCCGGCGTTTGTACCCGCCCCGAAATCCCCTGCGTAAACCTGGGTGATCAGATCCGGGATGGTCTCCGACCGCAATGCCGGGTCGCGCCCCACCGCGAACCACCGCGCCGTCAGCCATTCCAGCGCGGCGCCCTGCACGTCCGCCGGGATCGGGTCGTAGCCGGCGGTGTAGTCCACCACGAGCAATGCGCTGGCCCAGGCGGCTGGTGCCATCGAGCCGTCGAGCCGATAGATGCCGCCCGTCTCCAGGTACACCTCCAAATACGCCGCATCGAGCACCACGCCATTCTCGGTGACCGCGACCAGCGCCACGCCGGTATCGTTCACCATGATCGGATATTGCCGCGTCACCAGCGGCTCGCCGTACCAGCCGCAGGCGTTGCGGAGTTGGTCGCGGTAGACCTGCACGGCAAAAATGCGGTCGCAGTAATTGTTGATCGCCATCGACACGGAATCGATCTGCGCTGAGAGCGCCGCATCCTGCGAAGTGTCGGCCGGGTCAATGCCGAGCGCGGCCTTTGCCTGGTCGACGCTCACCAGCGCCAGGCTTGTCGCTGGTGTCACGACGCGCGTGATGCGATAGCCCCAGCGGCTCATCGCAGCTTCGCCAGCACCGGGTACAGATCGCAGTCGAGCCGAGTCCCATCGCCGAGGCGCAACGTCAACAGCCCCTCGCCGTCGACCTCAAGCGAAGCCGGCGATGGCCCCGGCGGTCCGGGCCAGCCCCTCTCCCCGGTTGCCCCGGCGGGGCCCGGCGGGCCGGATTTGCCGCGGGCTGCCAAGAGGCGCCAGCCATCGCCAGGGCACGCGCCTGGAGCGTCGCACAGCGCGACAAACGATGAGCCGTCGCACATCGCCACATCGAACGCTTGATACTCGCTGGCGGCCTTCCATGCGCCGCGGAAGGCGAGTGTGCGCCCATCCTCGCCGGGCTTGCCGGGTTTCCCCTGCGGCCCCGGCTTGCCGCCCGCCCGCACCTCCTCAATCGCCCGCGTCGCGAGCCCCAGCGCGACGCCGATCGCCTGCCATAACGAATAGCGCGGCAATGGCAGGTCGGGCATCAGGCGGCCTCGAGCAGGATCATAATCTCGTCGTCGTGCAGATATCGGCGTGCGACACCTTCGGCCGTCACGGCCGCCATGCCATCAGCCTTCCCTGTGCCGGCCACAATTGCCCAACCCCGTGCCGCACATGTCGAGGTGCCGGCCGCGTGCCCTTCCGCCGCAATGATGTATTCGCGCGGGGAGATCCGCCCGCCGCCGATCACCACCAGAACAGGCGGCGCCGCGGTTGAGTTGGCTTCGGCCGTCGAGGTGCCGCTCGCCGAGCCGCTGGCCGCCGCTGTGGCGGCGCCCGTGGCATCCGCCGTCGAGCTGCCGGCCGCCGCCCCATCCGCCACGCCTGCCGCGCCGGCAAGGCTCGCCGCAACCGCCGTACTGGTCCCGTAGGCTGCGGCGACGCCGAGTGTGCCGGCCGCGCCCGTCGCCGATACGGTGCTGGTGCCAGTAGACGCACCCGCTGCGGCGATGGTCACGCCGACAGATGACGCGGCAGCAACGGCGCTGGTGCCGCTGGCCGCGGCAGCCGCGGCGACACGCCATGCGCCAGCCGCCGAAACGGTACTTGATCCGACCACGCTTCCCGCCGAAGCCAGCGACAGCGCACCGTCGAGCACCCGGTAATCGAGCCCGTCCTCGGTCAGTCGCCCGGCGTCGTCCTCGGTCAGCCGGTAATCGATGGCATCGCCGTATACCGATGCCTGCGCCGCGGCGCGCCCAATCCCGGCCGCGTGTCCTACTGAGACGGCGATGCCGCGCTCGCTAATCATCGTTGTGGGTCAGCACCACGCAGTCGCCGCAGCTCGTCGTCCTGCATCGCTAATTGCACTTCCAATTCCAATAGCCGCGCCATCAAATTGTTACGCTGCGTGCGGATGACGTCGATCTCGGTCAGCGTCCGTTGTTCGCGTTCAGGGTCGTCAATCATCCCGCACGCGCATTTACAGCAGCTTGGTACTCCTGCTCGTATTCGTGCCGGAGCTTCTGATCGGAATAGGAGCGCGCCGCCTGTTCCATGACCCACTGCACATACGCTTCATCGGTTAGAAGCGGGTCGTCCACGGTTGTCGCCGGTAACTGGACCACACCGTCTGGCGGCACTACGGGCAATGTGGTCACGCCCATATCCTCCGGTGGTGGTGGCGGCAATGCCGCGTTGTGCTGCTCGCGTGCCCAGGTAATCCCCGCCAATTCGTCCGGGTCAGTAATCGTCACAACAAAATCAGTCATCTTGCCTCCAACGCCTCGATCCGAGCCATTGCTTCTTGCAACGCCTTTGTCAGCGAAGCAGCTACAGCCAGGATGTCGGGGGACTGAATTAAATTCGGCGCGTCCTTGTACCCAGTGGCGGCGGTCGGCAGTAGCACCTCTTGCAGCTCGTGCGCGATAAAGCCCCAGCGCTCGGCCGGGTCCGCCTCATTGCGCAGCAATTCCGGGTTGGCCGCATAGCTATAGCTAACCGGGTGCAGCGCCTTCACCTTGTCCCAGGTACTCGGCAATTCGGCGATATTCTCCTTGATCCGATAGTCGCAGGTAAGCGTGAACGTGCCCTGATTAACGTTATCGATCCATAACTGAGCACCGGGTGCCCAGTCGATATTGAACCTGTTACCGCGGTTGGGGCCGGGGGTACCCGCCCTAGCTGTGTACCCAACGGCAAAGACCGCGCCGGTCGCCGACAAGTCACCACTAGAGTATATGGTTGAAGAGTAAAAAGGCGCGTCGGCGCTGTCGTCCGCCAACCGGAGCTGAAGCGACGTGCCAACCCGCTTCAACGCCGGAAACGAGCTGGTAAACGCGGCGGCCGGGCCGTATGCGATCAGCGCGCCGTTGATCAGCATCTGGTTGAGGCCGCCGCGCTGAATAGCAACATCGCGGGCCACGCCCGAGCCGATCATCGAGGTGCCATAATACGCGACGTTGCTGCCCCAACTTCCCAGAATCGACCACTCGGCGTTGCTGGCGTCGGTGTAGGTCTTGTAGTTACGCATGGAACCGCCAGTAACAGAGATGCTGACGGGCTGCGGAGCGCCACCGCTGTTCCAGATATACTTATTCTCATACCCATTCGTAATTGAACCCGGATTAGCGATCTGTTGGCCTGTACCTAGCTTCAGTAAGGTGCTATCACCGTTCACAGAGGCGACGAGTAACCAAGAACTCTGTACGGTCCACGGATTGCCGTAAAAAACGATATGGAAATTACCAATGGTTGGATCCCAATACAGGGCTTCCCATGCGTTGAGCAGGATACCGCCAGCAACACTGCGCGCGACACCATCGTAGACCTGACTTGGCGGTATATCGGTAGTCGGTAAATCTGCCTGCGTGAACGTGCCATACGGCTGCGAAATCGGTATCCAGATTAACCGCGCGTTCCAGTACAACCGGTTACCCGACCAAGTGATTGCACCGCCGCCACTCATCGTCCACTGCGCCTGGGCAAACGCCATAGCGTTGCCGCCAAGCGTATCGCCGTAAAGTATTGAGGCACGGAACTGCGCATAGGCGCTGTCGTCAGCGAGACGCACTTCCAGTGAATTGCCGTTGGCCCGCAATGCCGGAAAAGCGGCGGTAAAATCGACCCAGGTTCCAATCGTTAATAATGAGACACCGGCGATACGCTTCAACGCTAAAGCAGTAACAGCCGAAGTCGCCGCCCCGGCAGCACCTCCCGCGTCAGTTATACTCCACCTGTGAACTCCAGTAGGTGGATCAAACACATACAGGCCGCCGTATGGCGTACCAGCATGACTACCCTGACCGAATACGTAACTTGACCCATTCCAATAAGTATTAAAGCTAAACCAAGAGCCTCCAATATAGGAGTTGGCTCCACCATTATTACCGAGCACTAACGCCGCGCCACTAGCCGCATCGAAGCCATATATATGAAGCGGGCTCGATGCAGCCCAATAATTAGCTAGTGACACACCGTAATTCAGCTTGTCAACGCCACCAACCATAAACTGGACGTTGCGCGCGATCCCAGAACCATTCTTATCAGTGCCATACTTCGCGGTATTGGTACTCCAATCCCCCATGTAAGCCCATTCGCCGTTGCTGGCGTCGGTGAAGGTATTGTAAGTACGCGCAGTTGCTGCGGTAGTGCCAATGTGAAGTAAGGCTTGCGGAATACTCGTGCCAAACCCAACATTGCCGCCGCTGGTGATCCGTATCCGCTCGGTGCCGAAGCTGGTGTTCGGTGCGCGGATGTCCTCGCCCACCAGCCCGGTGCGGAATGACAGCGCGGTCGGCATGTTGTTGGCGGCGGTGTACGAGCCCTCGACCAACCCCTGGATCGAGGCGGGGTACAGCATCTTGGTCTGCTGGAAGGTCTGGTCGGTGCCCCACTGACCACCAAATCCAAGGGTTCCGACGCGGCCGATGTAGGCGTTGTCGATCGGGTTGCCGTCGGTGCGGCGAAAGCCGATCGCGATCCTGCCGTCGAAGGTGCCGTTGGCGTCGCCACGCACGCCGGTAGCCTCGACGGTTGCACCGCAACTGGCCCCGGCCCCGATCAGCGGGTTGCCAATCCTGATGGTGCCGGAAGCGTCGCTCGGGACAACAACGTCCAGCATGCAGCCCGGCGCAGTCGTGTTGATGCCAATGTAAGCGGTAGTTCCAAACCCGTTGGCGATTGAAAGCTGTGGCATGCCCCCGCGCATTAAATAAATGTCGCGCGCGACCCCGGAACCATTCTTATCAGTGCCATACCTCGCAACATTACCAAGCCAATCTCCCAAGTAAGCCCACTCGCCATTGTTGGCGTCGGACATGGTGTGGTAGCTGCGGGCGGTCGCGGGAGCTGACTGCCCGATGTGCAAATCAGCCAGCAGGGTCGTTGTCTTGATCCCCAGCGCGCCGCTCAAAAGGCCGCCGGTCAACGGCAGATAAGCCCCGACAATGTCCGATAGCTGCGCCTTGCGCGAGGCGTAGGGCGGCGCAGCGCCGGTTGGCACCGAAACTTCGATGATGCTCGCGCCGCTATATGGCGGCGTGCCGGCTGTCAGGTCGGAGATGCGTTGCAGCGACATCTCAGTCTTCCGTGACGAGCCCGGCCGCAGTCGTCAGTTGCGGGGTGATGCCGTTGCCGGTGACGATATTCGGGGTCACCGTGCCGCTATAGAGTAGGCTGCCGGCACCATTCGCCGCCGTGCCGATCCCGAAATGCGTCACCGTGCCCGAGCCGCCGGTGCCGGCCGGGAACGATGCCGCCGCCGTCAGCGCCACACTGCTGCCGGTGACGGTAAACCCGGCGGCCGAGCGCGCCACGGCAACCCTGGCATAACTGGTGTACGCGATCTCGCTCGTGGTTTGGGTGCCTGCCTCGCCGGGGTCGGCAGTGTGCAGCGACAGGTACAGGCTGCCGGCCGTCGTGCTGCCGCGCAGCCCGGTCGCATCGCCGATATTGGCGGCATTCGTATTGTTGAACAGCAGCAACAGCAGAGCATTTTCCCAACTGTCGGACTTACTCATCCTCGACCACCTCGGCGATCAGGTTGCCGTCATCGTCCCGTCGGGTCGTTATCGTCTTACGGTGCGCGCCACCCGGCGCCAGTACATTGAGTGTGATGTTGGGCGGCGCTGCTTTTGATTCGGGGAGCAATGGCGCCTCATTCAACAGCGCGAGCGCGCGGCCCAATACCGGCACCAGATAATCAGGCGCCGCCAATTCTACCTGCTCGCCAGGATCGCCTGGCGGCCCCTGTTCGCCCGGCGCGCCTGGAGCCCCAGGAACCCCCCGTTCACCGGGCGGGCCCTGTATGGCTTCGCCCGGCAACCCCATCTCCCCACGCTCTCCGGGAGGCCCCGGCGGGCCCAGCGGCCCTGTCTGCGACGCCATATACAACGCCGTCTCGGCACGCCAGGCCCGCAGCGTTGCGACCTCCTCGCGGATCTCGGCGATTGCCGTCGCTACCTGTGACCGCAGCTCTCGCTCCAGCATGCCGACAACGGAGCCGAGCTCCGCTGCCAGCGGGTCACGCGGCAAAGCGGCGGTGTTCGTCATACGCAGCGCGGAACGAAGCGAGTTGGCTTGCGGTGTTGTCGGCATTGTCGGGTGGCGGCGTATCCTGCGGCGGTGTCGCCGGTTGCGGCGAGGGCGGCTGCATATCGCTGCCATAGCTGAGCGGCACGACCTGTTGCTGCACCCGCGGTTCAGCTCCGTGCCCGCCCGGCACCGCCGGCAAATCCTCCTGCGCCCGCGCCTCGTCGGGGCTGTAGATCCCAGAAATGACGCCGCGCGCCAGGCCCTCGATGCGCTCGCGATAAGCCGAACGCAGCAGCGCGCGGGTGTCGAGTTCGAGGTACTCGTCAGGCACACCGCGCAAGCCGAACAGCAGCCCGAACGATTCCTCGATGTGATTCAGCGTGAACCCGAGCCCGGTCGAAACCCACGACTGCATCAATAGTTCGGTGCTGGAGAACGTCGAGTTTCCGATGCCGAGTATTTGCAGCGGTATGCGCAACGCAAGCGCAATGTTCTGGTCGTTCATCTTGAGCGATTCGACTAGTTGAGAATCGACGGCCGAGGTCTGCACCGGCTGCGCCTTGAGCCCGCTCGTCAGGATCGGTGTGCCGCCGACGTTCTCGCTCTGCGACTGCTCGTTCCACCAGGCGCGCAGTTCCTGCGCCTGTTCCCGCTTCATCACAACATCGGTCGTTAGGAGGAAGCTCGGACGGGATTGGTTGATATAGAACTGAACCTGCTGGTTCAGCGCCGCACCCGACATCGCCAGATCAACCTGCGCCGCTAGAATCGGGCTTTCGCCCTTCAGCGGATGCCGCGGCGTGTGCAATCGCACATGCAGCACATCCCGGCCGGGAACGGGCACGGATAGGTTCAGCCGCCGCTCGATGATCTCGTTGCCCGAGAGCGAATAGAAAATGCTGCCATCCTCCGCCACCGTGGCCGCGCCGGCTCGCGTCAGATGAAGCTCGGTGATCTCGGCCCGGTTGTTCCGCACCGCAACGGCATAGGCATTGCCGCACTCGTACAGTCGGCGGGTGAGGTTCAGCAGGAAATCCGAAATGCTCTGGTAGTCATTGGGGTGCCGCATAATCCGCGACAATGCCGAGTTTGTGACGCGCTCGCGGCCGCCGTTATCGAGGCTGCGCCAGTGGTCGCCGCTGCACATTGGTACGGTCTGCGCATACGCGGAAATGCACGCCTCGAGCATCGCCGAGCGCGAGCCGTAGGGTTGCAGGTTGTGCCCGGACTGCCACCAGTTGAGATAACGCCCAGCCGACTGCGATAGCCAACCATCCGACAACATGTACGGACCGGGGCGGTACTGCCCCTCGACAGCCCGTGCCGGGCCCCACGGCAATCTGGCGGTGAGCCAGTTAGCCATCAGCGGGTGGTATAGCCGCCGCCCGCCTGCGGGTTCATCGCACGCTGGCGTTGCTCAAGCTGCTCGCGTTCACGCTTGTGCTTCGCTTCCAGCGCATCGCGCTCGCGCTTCTGCGCCTCGGCGGCTGCCTCTGGCGGCTGCGCCTCGGTCGGGTTGTAGGTTCCTTCCGCCATCCGGTCGAGTTCCTCCTGGGTCGGGGTCG